TCATGAGTTCTACTCCTTCATCCTCCAGCTCTATCTCAACAGGCTCACCTGAGATGCTAGTTGCCAAATCGAGCATTGCTTTTAGCATTTCGTTATAGTGGTCACTCATTATCCGTCTCCTTATACACGTCGCCCATGTTAAAGTGAGCAAACAGGGGCTTTTCCTCTGTGAAGTACTGAGGGTTGTCTTTTGCCCATTTCCTCCAGTTCTTATCGCACTCATCCTGGTCTTTAGATCTAGACTGCGGCCAGTTCTCTTCGGAATCATCCCAAAGCTCACCGAATTGGTTGTGGTGCATATCATACAATGCAATAACAGCATAGTGTATAATTTTGTAGAGGTCTTTTTCCCAATCCTCTGAAGTTCCTTTTTTACCGAAACGGGTAGCATACTTAATAATATTACCCATAAGAAATCCATTAGCAAGACCTGCATCCATGATGTTCTCTATAGCCTGGCGTTTGCCATCACTATAATGTTGTTCGTAGGTATTTTCAATATAGCCTTGAGCCATACCCAGGTAATGTTCTTCGTTAAATTTGTAAAAGGTTATTTCTGCCACAGATTTCTCCATTTTTCAGCAAGATAGTTTGCAAACTCTAGAGTTGCGGTTATAATAAGACACGCTACAGTCAGTGCTATTAGATAGACAAAAACTAGCATAATTGTAATTATTTCTTTCATTTTTAAAATGTATGCAGCTCGGACTGAGAATAGTATCCATCAAGAGTTCGTTCCATATTTTCGATCTCCATTCGCAGTTTGTTGAAGTCGTCCGCAAAAGTTTCAAAGTTGTACTTGTTAGGGCCAAGTGCAATCATTGCCTCAAGATCCGAACACGCTTGTAAATATTGGCTAATTTTTTCATCCATTTATATCAAACCTCCTTCCTCGATCTTTTAAGTATTTAACTTGTTTACGAATAGAGTTCATATTCCTAGTGGGAAGTAGATTGAGCAGAACGCCTCTCGGCACAGTATAGTAATATAATTGAAGGATTCTGCGTTCATTCTCTGTCCACGGAACTTTCTTGTATTCTTTCATGCTATATATTATACGCGAATATCCATAAAATGTCAAGAACTATTTTTAGCCAGGCTTAAAAAGTTTTTATTGAAGAAAACAAAAAATAGTTCTTGACTTTCATGTTGATTTTTGTTAAAATAAATAATCGAAATTCACGTTCAGCTCTTTTGAACAAAGCGAAAAAGGAGACAACCCTTGAATATTTATGAAGCATATTTACTGTTTGCCGCCTGTCTAATAGGTTGCGGGATTCATGCCTGGAATCTAGGACGCAGAGCCGGAATCGAAGGAACAGTACAATATCTAATTGACGAAGGTGTGCTTGAACTTGAAGAAGATTAGTGTACATATGTGTCTGTAATGAAATCACAGACCAGGATTTGAAAAATAATCCTGAACTTATAAGTGCTTGCGGTACAGAGTGCGGCACTTGTATAGAATTTATTTCCTTGATGAAAGGGACTGAAAATCGGGCGGACGCGGCTTCGAAGCCGCCAGCTCCACCAAAAGCATATTAGTAATAGGCAATTTAGGATCGCAACCTGAAACCTAGCGTAAGTTAAAGATGGCTGAAAGTTTCACGCTAATATGCTTCTGATGGGGCTGAAATGGATTCGACGGACGATAAATAGGAAACTGGAGAGGACGGTAAGCTAGACCGTAATTCTGCAAAAAACTATAGTTGCAAACGATGACAACTACTATCAGGAGATGGCGCTGGCCGCTTAATTCTGAGGAGGTCTTGCCCAGCCTTCTTACCGAAATGGGCTATTAAATTTTACGGAGGAGAACTATGGTCAAAAATTTACTGGCAATATTTCTTCCCCTATCTTGCTACTGCACGGACGAAACTTATTGCTTGACGCAGAATATATATTTTGAGGCGAGAGGGGAATCCCTTACAGGGCAACTAGCTGTTGCATACACAACTCTAAATAGAGTAGTATCGGAGCGATTTCCTGATACTGTATGCGAAGTAGTATGGCAACCTAGACAATTTTCTTGGACGCATGACGGAAAGTCAGATGCTCCTAAAGAAACAAAACTAGAACTAAAAGCATGGGAGTCAAGTAGTTGGCTGTCCAGTTTTGTCATACATACTTGGCCTATCATAAAGTTTTTTGATCCAACAAATGGATCGACCTATTATCATAGTAAGAAAGTTATACCTTTTTGGTCTTATCATTACGAACCTTCTGTAGTGATAGGCGAGCACATTTTTTATACGGAGTAATATATGTTTTGGTCAATAGTATTTTTTATAACTGGCTGTTTTGTTGGCTGGCACGTACCACAGCCTAGCTGGGCTAAAAAAGTCCAGGATTGGGTTTATGACAAAATTTTGGATCTTGTAGATAAATTTACCACAAATGGATACAAATAACCTAGTATCAGATGAGTACAGAGCATTATTAGAGTACGAACATTTAGAGAATAAAGATCTCTGGGGCACAACAGCCCAAAATATGCTACATATCATAGAACCATATCTAAAACGTGTAAATGCTACTAAGTTTCTGGACTATGGTGCAGGCCATGGAGGTTTGAAAAAAGTTTGGGGACATAAGTACAAAATAACCGAGTATGAACCTGGAAGGCCAGAAGTTTCCGCCCCTCCAGAGCCTCACGACATGGTACTGTGCATAGATGTTTTAGAGCATATAGAACCAGAATATATAGACAATGTTTTAAAGGATCTACAAAGAGTTACTAAAGAGTATGGACTTTTTCAGATTGCCACAAGACCTGCCGTCAAAAAATTAAAAGACGGTAGAAACGCTCACTTGATTGTAAAGCCAGCGCAATGGTGGATTGAAAAAGTGAATACTCTATTCGAAATAGTAGACTTTCAAACAAACGGTACAAGAGAAGTTAGAGTTTTTGTAAAAGCATTGTGAAAACTAGAAACGAAATGATGCACGAATATTATATGTCTCTTCTCGAACGAGAGGAGAAAGGTGCAGCTAGCAAGCCACGGTATCAGACCGGGCCAAAAGCTAGCTTTATGTCGTGGGTAGGACAACTACCCAAAAATAATATAGATGACCGTATGGCATCTAAAGAGCGTACCGAACGGGCGCACGGAGAAAAAAATGACGAAGTTACAAAATGTTAATGACCTGAGAAAGTTTATGCTGGGAGCAGACGATTTTTTGGATCGAGTATTTACAATGCCCACCATAGATCAACATTCTTATCCTCGATATAATATTATCAATTCCGCTACAGGATACAGGATTGAAGTAGCGGTTCCAGGGTGGGATAAAGAAGATCTTACTCTGGAACTCGAAAAGTCTACTTTGCTTGTAAGGGGAGAGATGAAAGAGGAATATCTTGAAAAAGGAGAGAGCTATACCCATAAAGGTCTTAGCACTAAGAACTTTCAACGCACTTTTTCGATTGGGGAAAACTTAATCCTTGATCGAGCGTATCTGGAAAGCGGAATGTTGAACATAGAGTTTAGCAAACAGATTCCAGAAGCAGAGTTGCCAAAACTAATCGAGATTCTTTAATCTCAACGGGGCCTGGCGCCTGCGCGCCAGGCTCTATAATCAGGACTATGTATAGAATTTTTACTATTTTAGTTTTACTGGGTGTCATATCTGGCATGGCATACTTTGGAAAAATTCAGTATGACAGAATGACTAAGACTATGGCACAGATGGAAGTATCGCTTTTACAAAGTCAAGATACTATAAAACAGTTGCAGAAAGAACGAGAAGTTTTTGAAGAAGCAACAAGAGCCTATCAAAGAGACCTAAATAAGTGGGAGAATGATAGGGACAGACTGATCGGAGTTTTGCAAAGACATGATCTAACACGATTAGTAATAGCAAAACCAGGATTAGTAGAAAAGAGAATTAACGATGGTATTGAACAGGTTTGGAAAGATTTTGAGCGTGCTAGCGGCAAGTCTGATACTGGTTAACTGTGCTGCTACACCGACAACTACAACAGTTTATGTAGATAGAGAAATATTGCTGCGAGAACGTCCTCGCCCCATAAATTTACATCAAGTAGTTGCTCAAGCAGTAAGTTCAGAAAATTTAGAAGATTATTTAAATGCGAACATGGCACGGAACGGAGATACTGCTTTTATTGCTTTTGACGTTCGATACTACGAAAACCTCAGTTTGAACATGGCAGAGATACTCAGGTATTTAAGACAGCAAACTGAGTTAATAGAATATTATGAAAGTTTAGCACAAAAGGATTCGTATGATGTACAACGAACAGAGGATAATGAATGACCTCAGAAGACATGAGGGTGTAATTTACGAAATATATCTCGACCCATTAGGATTTAAAACCTTTGGAGTAGGGCATTTAATTAAAGACGGAGATCCAGAGTGGGAACAGCCAGTCGGCACTTCAGTTCTCCCGCTTCGCGTCAATCAAGCCTTGAAACAAGATTTAGCAGTCGCAATAGAAGATTGTGAAATTCTTTTTAAATTTGAAGAATGGACAGACTGGCCGGAGGAAGTTCGGGAAATCTGTATTAACATGGCATTTAATTTAGGATACCATAAATTTAAAAAGTTTGTCAAGATGAAAGAGGCACTATACGCTAGGAACTGGGCGAAAGCTGCCGCAGAAGGTAGAGACAGCCTTTGGTATACTCAAGTGGGTCGACGAGGCAAAGAGTTAATGGATAGGCTGGAGGCTGTATAATGGGAACTATAATACTTCCTAAGCCAATGGTAGGAGAACCAGAATTATCAAGAGTGCATACATTAGCGGCGGATTTCTTTGCTGAGTGTGCATCGCAGAAAAGGTTGGTAGAGAAGGACTACTTTGACTATGCTAGTCGTTTTCTATTGGAAACAATATACGCCATTTATGGCGATAAGGGTTTAGAGTTTATACTCAGACATCAGGAGACACATCATGACGATCAGAATAAACCCGATAACGGAGCGACTTAAAGATATAGTAAAAAATCATGGGGCTACAGGATGGGTCGTTCTAAAGAATGAAAAGAATTGCTGCCAAAGAGGCGGAAAAACAGCATCATTAGTATGTAAAAATAATAAACTAATTTGGCTAACGAAGGAAGAAATGAAGTAAGCATATGTTAAAATATATCTTGACATTTTACACATTTTTTAGTATAATAATAGGATGAGTATGACACCGCAAGAAATATGGGATTACAAAATGAAATGGCTACCTGGTTACGCAGTTACGATACATTCTGACTTGAGTGACCACATTGCTCGATACATCGTAAAGCAACAACTACCACCCCATAAATGGCACTTCAAAAAGTGGACTGACGTATATCAACACAGTTACCTTTTTGAAAATGAAATAGACGCAAATATTTTTGAATCAACTATAAAGAATTACTACGGACTATGAATATATTTTACCTTGACCCTGATCCGGTTATAGCCGCACAAATGCAATGTGATAAGCACGTTGTAAAAATGGTACTAGAAAGCGCACAAATGTTATCAACTTGTCAGATTGAAATGTGGGACGATATTATCGACCCACCTGATTTGTTGTACAAACCTACGCATAAAAACCATCCATGTAATATCTGGCTTAGAGAAACACGGGGCAATTATCGCTGGCTTTACGAACACTTTATTGGGTTAGCTGATGAGTATACTCGTCGGTATGGTAAAGTTCATCTGTCCGACAAAAAATTGCGACACATATTAAAGCAGTATCCTGGGGGGCTGCCAGCAGGGCCTTTCACCACCCCTCCCCAGTGTATGCCTGATGAATATAAAACTGAAAACGATACGATCGGAGCCTATCAGCTTTTCTATCTCATGGACAAATCTAGATTTGCAAAGTGGGAGAAGGGCAGAGAAGCACCAGAATGGTACACTAGAGATATAGGACTAGTACAGAATGGATAACAGCACTGTAAAGCTCATAGGAGTTACACAGCCTTTTAGAGGAGAGGACGAAACAGCCGAAGATCTTATAGGCTATGTTGCTAGAGTGAGTAATCCCGATAACCAGAACAATAAGAAAACAGTATCTAAATTACTAAAGTACCTTATCAAACATAAACACTGGAGCCCCTTCGAGATGGTTCATGTTGTTATGGAGATAGAAACAACTAGAGATATTGCTAGGCAAATTCTCAGGCATAGAAGTTTCTCTTTCCAAGAATTTAGCCAACGGTACGCGGAGGCTCCAGGATTTATTGAAAGCAGAGATGCAAGATTACAAGACTACACAAACAGGCAAAACAGTCTAGAAAGTGGGGATGTACAACTTGAGGCTCAGTGGAAAAAATATCAACAAGAAGTTATAAATACTTGTATGGCAGCTTATGATTGGGCTTTAAAGAAAGGAATTGCAAAAGAACAAGCAAGAGTAGTATTGCCAGAGGGTCTTACAAAGTCTAGGTTATATATGGCCGGGTCTTTGCGCTCTTGGATACATTACTGTGATCTAAGAATGGCACACGGAACTCAAAAGGAGCATATCTATGTTGCTAGACGCTGTTGGGCTATTCTTTGTTTGAAGTTTCCTTTTCTAAATGAATGGGCTACTGATGATTATTGATATATTAACCTGGGTACTTATAGTTATAGTAATTTTAGCAATATTAACACCCTATGACGAGGACTAGTATGGCAACTAGAGGAATAAAAAAGAAAGCACATGAGAATCTTTCGGATAGTAACATTCGAAAGGTAATGACTCTGTTAAATCCAGAAGAAGGAACTCCTATAACTAAAAAAGAAGCCTGTAGTATATTAAACATTGCTTATAATACAACAAGATTGCAGAGAATTTTTAATGACTATCAGCAAAGACAAGATAATATTGCTAGACGAAAAGCCGCCAATCGAGGTAGACAAGCAGATACTACAGAAATTAGAACTGCTATCACCGAATACCTTGCAGGTGATTCAGTCTCCGAAATCGCAAAAGGACTTTTTAGATCGCCTTCGTTTGTACGATCAATTATTGAAAGAACCGGAGTACCACAACGCCCCACTAGTAAAGAAGATAAGCAAGGTATTGATTATATTCCTGATTCTTGCGTGGCCGACAGATTTGAAGTCGGAGAAATTGTATGGTCTGCCAAGCACCATACAACAGCGGTTATTAAAGAGGAGTTAAGCCTGGAATACCAGCAGAGTAGAAAAGGTATAACCCCTGTAGATTACGAAAAAAAGTACGGTTCAAAAATGTATTCGATATATGTTACAGAGGCAGTAAATAGTGAAGATACATTTTTTCCTCACATAGTAAGTGGAGGTTATTTTGCAGTATCTCCCGCATACGATTTAGGCAAGTTATCGCATCTAGAGAAGTATGGGGTAGATTTAAACCGAGTGTGAAAATAATTCTTGACATTCGTGCTTTTCTTTAGTATAATAGATTTTGAAATTTGATATTATTACATTTTTGAATCGGAGGTTTCTATGGGCGATAGGTGGTATAACCAAATGTACAAACTTAAACGACCCGAACAGAAGCTAAGTATAACACAGTTAAAGAGGAAACAAAAAGTGGCTTGGACTGATGAATTAAAACAAGAAGTTATTGATGCATACTTGGCACAAGATCCTACTCCAGAAACTAGTATGGAGATTGTAAAGGATATTGCGAAAGAATTTGAGCAGAGCGCCAACGGGGTTCGCATGGTTCTTTCTCGTGCTGAAGTGTACGTCAAAAAAGCACCGGCATCAAAGAGCTCCGGCTCAACTGGCGGTGGACGAGTTTCTAAGGCTGCGGCTCAAGAAGCTCTCGTAGCAGCCCTTACGGATGCAGGTCAGGAAGTAGACGAGGATATCGTCAGCAAACTGACTGGTAAGGCGGCTCAATACTTTACAACGGTACTCAACGCTGTAACAGGCTGACGAACTACCTTTGAAGTATATACCTGGGGAGGTTAATCCTTCCCAGGTTTCTTCACATCTACACATTTAACCTTTGAGTTCAGCAAAGTAAAAAAGTTTGCTAATCTGGTACCAAAGGAGTAATTGTGAAAAAAGAAGAATTAGCACAGCTTGTCAATGAATATGGCGATGCAATTATAACTTACAGAAGTAAGAACTCTAATAAGTTAAAGTA